GCTAACAAAATTGTTATGAAGGTGAGCAAACCTAATCGGCCCACTCGTCGACGTTGAAGTTGCACGCTGGAACCGGCGCCGCGAACCCGCGGTGCTCAGCGATCGTCCGGATGCGGGAAATGGCATCGTCAGTGAAACGGCACTCCACCAACAAACCACCCGCGGACTCCGCGAACTGTGCAGGATCCGAAACTCCAGCCAGGCGCGTGATGCAGCGAGGCCAGGACGTCAACTCGAACTTCCCAGGCGTAAGAGCCGAGAAGTCACGTGAGCAGACGTTCACATGATCGCCCCTCGTCCAGATCAAGCCCTCCACGACTTCGCGCTCGTCAAGCGAGCTGACGTAGCCAGGATGCTTAATCGGAAGGTTCGGCACAACAGCAACCTGGCCGTCCTTGTCGACGCGCTCTTCAAGCCACTGGGAGCGACAGGAGTCATCCCCATAGGCCATCACTTCGCAGCCGATGTCGGACAGCCGAGCGTCGGCAACCCGAGCAAAGCCATCAATCTCCGAGGTGGAGAAAGCGCCGCTCTGGCAGACACCGCCCTCGTTGCCAGCAATCAGCTTACTCCCGACCAGATAAACCGATCGAGATTCCGCCAACGAGGCAACGTAGCCACCGTAGGCAAAGCGACGCGCATGAGGGTTGCCGTCGCGGAGATAGCGTTGAGCCCTCACCGCAGCGGCAGCCAGCACATCGCTCGGCCCCAAGCACCAATCCATCCCAGAGACGTCGGACGTTCGCAGGGCCTCAGACCCCGCAACACAGCCCAACACCTCGTGGACGCGTTTCAATCCCTCTTCGTTCGTCGCCAACCCGACCAGCGACCCATACGCGATGACACTTTGGACGTCCCCGGTCTGATAGTTCTTAATGAGGGCGGTGTTAAAACCGTCCTCAAAGAACATGTGGACCAGGTGATCCGCAGTGTCCTGCATAAGGATCGAGCGCCAGCGCGGATGCGCCAAACGCTCGCCGTTCTTGTCAACGACTTTACGAGCTGCGTGCAGCTCCCCCTTGATCTCGGGGACCACTAACCCACGAAATCCAAACCTCACGAGCTCCAGGGGCCCGAGTGTCGCCGCGAACTCTGGAAACATCATGCAGCGCAAAATGCGCCGGGTCGCGCAATCAAGCACGTCCTCACGACATTTGTTCAAGAGATCACCCTTGAGCTGGCACCCGAGAAGGATGCCACTCCAACCTGCCGACTTGTCCAGCTTCATCTTTTGGGCCAGCTTGAAAACCAGCTTATGGACAGAAGCGTACAAGTCAGCCCCCAACTCCGGCAACTCAACTGGAAAGAAGGTGCTGGAATCGGAGGTGGCCGAGAGAAAGGTCGTCCAATGATCCATGGACTCACCGAAATTCCCGACCAGCCGTTTCTCAGCATTCGCAATCAAAGAATCACGAACGCCGGTCTCCGACCGGTCAGGAACGTAGTAAGTCTGAGCTACTCCCAACTTCTCTAAAAGATCCGCCGGGGGCATCTCAATGTCCGATTTGCTGTTGTACCGGCGAGGGACAGTAGAGTGCCCCACCTCGAAGAGGTAGGGGTCGCCGGCCGAGTTGTTTGAGAAACAAACCGGACTGGTCCGCTGCAACGTCGAAACGAGAGTTTTCTCGAAATCCGACAGTGGCACAAACCCTTGGGGTGGCACAATTTCCCCTTGAGCCCACGGCGTGTGCTGCAAGTTAAGTAACCAGCTGCACGCGCTGCAGACCTCGGTTCCAGAGGCCTTCCCACAACAAACGCAAACCAAAACGGCGCAACCCACCGCGCAGGCGGGAAGAGTGAAACCCTTCAACCGGCCCGAGCATGGGAGACTGGGGTCTCCCGCTTCAGCGCAGTGGGACTTGAATCCGCCAGACATCAGCGAGTAGGTCCCGCCAGCACGATCACGGGTGTAATCGATGCCTTCAGTTCCATACGCTAACGCCACGACTTCATCGCGCTCCCGATGCAAACGACCCTCGCGCTCTTCAGCGGTCTCCCAATCGCCAACGTTGAAATCGGTAGCATACCCATGCTGCTCAGCCATCTCCTCATACGGGTCAACCTCGAAATAGCCCTCGTGCATGGACGACATATCACCAGCGTGCTGGTCAACAGTCGGCCTGCCCTTAGGCCACGAAAAGGTAGACAAGTCCACCACGGGCTCCACAGCGGTCCAATACATGTAGATCTGCTTGATGCAGATCGCAACGGAGATAAGATCCCCATCGCCGACAGTAGTTGTCCCAATGTTGAGCCCGAGCAAACCCTCAGATAGAGTATCGAAGAGGAAAGAGCCGGACATTCCAGGCACTGACGAGATGCTCGTGGCAATAACGCCCTTGCAAGGTTGGTCATCGAAAACACGACCAAACTGCTCGTAAAGGGTGTAACACCCAGCGTCATCATCAAAAACGTACTCGTAGGCCTTGCACGGCATGAACGTCGCCTTTCCCGGCATGAAAGCCGTTCGGGC